ATATGTTCACCAACACCCCCAAAATATAGACGAGAAGGATAGCTCGGATTGCCTGCTGTAAAAATACGAGAAATAGCAAACTCTGCCATCGTGCCAACAACACCTGGAGTATTATTCTCTTCTGATGGGAATGAAAGAAGCTTTGGTTGTATTAAATTCCCATTTTCATCTGCTTCGTCATCGTGATACTCCAAAACACCATATACAGAGGCTAAATAAGTTTCACCCATACCAGTGGCAAAACGACCATAAATATTATATCCAGTTGCTCCCGATACTGCACTCCAAGTTAGCTTTACATGGTTAGTAACTGATGGACTAGCATTTCCGTTTGTAATTTGTACAGAGGTACAAGCTAGGGTTTCTCCACCAATCTCAAAAGGTTCTGATCTAAAGGCAGAGACTCTGTAAGAATAAGTAGTCGTTCCAGCAGTACCGACATTTGTCAGAGTAAGACCGGTGGGAGTGGTTAAAGCAGTTTGAGCTTCAATGGTCGTGCCATCATACTTGGTGAGAGCATTCTGTCCATTAAACGTGTAAAGAGTGTCTCTAGCTTGTACGAAGTTCATTCTAGCAGTAGCGTTATAAGTCTGAGTTCCAATATCTGTTGGCACACCTGAAACGTACTTCTGTAGTTTGTTATTCGTTCCAGTTGAGTATCTAATAAATTGACGAGTACCATTTGAAAGATAAAATCCGAATAGACCAACAACCTTATCACCAATATCTGTCCCATAATCAGAAGTTCCAGGTCTCGGTTCGATTCCATCAACCGATAAAAGAATATTCTTAGCCTCTGTAAGTTCTGAATCTTTCAAAACATTTTCATCTTGAAAAGTATTAAGTCCACCAAGAAATCCAGTTACGATATCCGGTTCTTTGTTTGGATTTTTACCCGATGTAATTTTCATACTAGTAACTCAAGAAATTAACATTAGAGAGTATTCTTTTATTATTCTCTACGTCCAAGTCTTGAATTAACTCATTAAACTCATCAAATCCATCTCCAGCACTTCCTCTCTCTGAGTCCCTTAGGTCTATTCTAGCTTTAATATAGGCTACAAAGGCCTCAAAGAATAAATCAGGTATTAACAAAGTGTCTGTCAATGCGGTAATTCGACTTGGTAATTTATAAAAATTGTAAACAATATCCCTTTTAACCGCTGATATCGTCCCTGTCGCAGGAGTCGTTGGAGTTGTACTAGTAATATATGTAAAGGTCGTGCTACTTGGCACAGAATAAATCCTTTGCTCTCCGTTGTAATCAGTTTCAACAGCTCCTGAGATAGTTACAAAATCATCAACACCATATCCATGTTCGGCAGAGGTTGTCACAGTAACTAAAGTTCCAGATCTCGTGATTGAAGAGACTGAAACGCTACTAGGTTCAGAAGTTGTTGGAGGCAAGATGTGAAGTTCTCTTTCCCCATAAAGAAAATAAGAGATTGAGTATCTCCCAGAGTTTGGAGGCATACCAGCATAAATTGACGAGTAAGTAACTGAGTCCTCATGTTTAGTTATAGGATTAACGATTGACCCGTTTAAGCGGACATCAATCATTGCTCTGAAGGTAGAGTCTAGATCATACTTTTCTTGATCGTTTATGCTTGTTAGGGATTTAACAGTTTGAGTAAACCAATAGAAGTTCTTACGAATAACTGATCTCTGAGCGTCATCGCATTGCGAAATCCAGCGAGCCTTTTCATTGATATCAGTAGGAATTGAATTAAATCCCATGCGATAAGCTACTGATAGTAGTGCATCAGATACAGTAAATGACATTGTTAAGCCTTAAACAGGTTAGAAGCAAATTCTTTTTTAATTTCTTCTTTGTAATTTTTCTCTTTAACTGACAAAGCAAGTTCTCTTTTCAACACTTCGGCTAGCTTGATCTCTATTAGAGCCAAATCCTCTGTAACCTTTTTGTTTTTCTTTTCAAGCTCTTTTGCTTCAAATGCTTGGCTACTTAAATCATCACTCAACTTAATGTCAGAGCGAATTTTGGCGAACTTAGCATCTACATCAGTTCTAGAAGCTTCAAAATCGGCTTTTTCTCTGTTAAAGGCCTCATTAGCCAGTTCAAGGTCTGCTTTTGCTTTTGCAAGCTGATCCTTTTGGACTTGGACATCTTCTACCAAAAGATTAAGTTCAGTTTCACGAGCATTCAATTGTTCGTCAATACTTTTTACAAAATCTGCGACATCTGTCTTTTGTGGTTTGTTAGTTTTANTCATATGTTTAAGTATAGTTAATGGAAAAAAATAGGTTACTACGCAAAAACCCCAGTGATTTCTAACTGGGGTTTTATAGCATTATCTGCTGGTTAAGCACTACGCTGCAAGACCATCATCCATAAATGGATACCAGACTTGTGCGGTGGTGAATCCACCAGAGACAGCTGAGCGACCAATAGCATTTTTAATACGATCACCTGCTACGACTGCATCATCTGCAGTACCTGCGGTAGCTGTGGCGTAAAGATTGCCATTATCTGCAAATGCAGCTGCAACTAAGGCGTTACACGATCCAGAGATCAAGTACCAACCTTTAGTAGAAGCAACAGTTGCGGCTTGAGCAATGGCTACTGGACCAATAGCATTGGCGGCTAACAAAGCAGAAACACCTAGCTCGTCATAGGTTACCCAAGAACCGATGGCGGTAGAAGCTACACCTTGCAAGAAGACGTATTTATTGCCTTCTTCATCAGTGTATCTTTCACCAACCTCAGGCACGTCTAGATCTGTGCTTGAGTAGATTTTAGTTAAGTCGAATGTAATATATCTTTCGGACATAATTTTTTCCTTTATTTAGGGAGGGTTTTTAAGCCCTCCCCGTTAATTTCTATGCGGTCTTTCCAGTCAATTTTCCAAGTTTTCTACGGTTATCTGTTACCAGAGCCATAGTAGCTAGGATGAATTGCTCGTATACCATCTGACCTTGGACTTTTTCCATCGGGAGAACGTCAAAGTTTGCGTCCTTGTGTTGGATTAGTTTCAAAGCAGAACTGATTGCGTACACTTCACCAGCTGGAACGAATCTGTTATAGACGACTGGAATGCCTCTAAAACCTAGAGTAGCAAAACCTGCATCGCCCAAACGCTTCATTTCTTTAGTGGTGGTCGTGTTGTATTGCAGGGTAGCAGTCAATAAAGACTCGTACTTAGCATGCAAAGCAACTGGCAACTCAATTAAAGAGACGCTGTCACCTGGGAGAGAGTCAATATCATTGACCATATCACGGATATAAGCGACTGTTAAAGCACCGCCTGTGGCTTCGACATATGAACGCCAGAAAGTCTCGGTAGTGCCATTGATATCACCGACAGTTCCAGTAGCAGCAATCAAAGATTGCATACCAACGACTGCAGAAGTTCCACCAGCACCAGTGTGAAGGTCTAGTTCGATCTTTTCTTTCAAAGAACGCTCAGACTGTCTGATTTTAGCTTTGATGAGTTTTTTAATGGCAAATTCACCATTATTCTTTAACTCATCATCTTTACTGATCGAGACACCACCAAAGTAGTTAACCCAATCGTAAGTAGCTGCATCAATACCCTCTTGGTATGGATTAGAGACGGTAGAAGTACCTGAGAAAGTGCCAACAGCAGTACTGTTGCCATATTCAAGAGGCATCACAACTTCACGTCCACCAGCTTCGATCTGAACCATTCCATTAGCCTTCATGTGGTTCAAAAGAACGACATCACGACCGATATTATCGGCATAAGTTTTTTGATAGTTTTGCAGAGTTGTAGCTGCGAGTTGACCAATGTTAATTGGCATAATTTGTTTCCTTTATTTAGAGAAGGCACTGTCCAAAGCTTCATCTAAACTCATTCCGCCTGCTGGTTTACTTGGTGCGGTTGAACCGCTAATTCCCATTGGGGCTGTTCTTTTAACTCCAGAAAAGGCTTGTTTAGTTTTTAATGTTGCTAATTCTTTTGCTTTTATCTCTGTATAGTTTTCGTACTGTTGTATTAGATTTTTGGCTTCTGACTTGTAATCAAAACCAATTGCTGTCCCGTTTTCTTCTGAGTATTCATGTAATGCTTCATCGAGTTTTGTCCCGACTACATTACGCATATATTCATCATAGACTGGACTCTCAGGATTAAGTCTTTCATCTGCTGACTCAAATTCAACGACCGCCTCATCTAAATATTTCTGTTGCTGTTCTTCAATAGCTTTTTGCTGTTGAGCAGCTAACTTTTCTTCCATTTGTGTCATCATGAAGTCTGTGTACTCCTCGACTGACATTCCTGGTTTAAATTGAGGTTTGGCAACCTCTGGCATTGTCGGCACTTGCACCTGTTGAGATTGTGAAGCCTTCCATGCTTCATATTCTTTTCTCTGCTGAGCTATACTCTGGGTCTTTTTCGTGTAGTCACGAAGTAGAGACTTGTGCATAGCTTGTAATTCAGGTGGTAAAGTCTTTGGGTCAATCCTTGTATAAGACTCTTCCTCGGTCTGTTCTTGGGCTTTGGTACTCTCAGTTTCGATGGCTGGAGTCGTGGCTTCTGCTTTGACCTCTGGACTCATTGCTGAATCCATAACTTCATCTAATGTTTGTGGCTCGTTCATAGAGGTACACTTTCTTTTGTAAGACTTCCTAGTCATCTAGGTGTGGTCTAATGAATAGCTTATCGTACAGAAGAAAATAGGTTACCTGAGGTTTACAATCTTGCCATCTAAGAGTGTTTGGATACCAACCACAAAGTAACGAATTGCACCGCATTTATTGCAAGTACATTCACGTTTACCAGAGTCAGTTAATTCAAAATAACATTCATCTTTGGGACAGGATTCCCAGACAGTTTTCAAAGTATGCTCATGAAGTGATCTTTCGCCAGTTTGAGGATTTTCAATATCTTGCCATAAACCTTGACCACCGTGATTGATAAAGCCATTGTCTTCGGCTGGTCGCCAACCTTTTTCATATTTTCCCGAATCAGGGTTATACATTAGACTCCAGTCTGTAACATTGGATTGCTTTGTACGCTCATTTGATCTGCTGCTGGTTCTAGACTACCATCACTAGGGAGTGTTTCATCCATAGCCTGCTGAGGCACAATAGATCCTGACTCATCAGCTATATAAGATTGACCATCTTCACCCGTAAACTTCATACCTGGCTGAATTTGAGATTGTTTGATAAATGATTCTGGGTTCTTTTCACTGAAGCCATCTTTAAGCATTTTTTTGAACACCTTGGCCTTGTCAACCATTGGGTCATCCTTAACCTTATCGTAGAGAACAATTGATTGCTGTCTAACCACGTCTTTATTAACTGACATACTTTCAAAGTCTACTGAGATGTCACTATCAAAGTCAATATCTGCAAAGTCCTCTTTAGAAATCTCAATTGGCGTACTATTGCCTTGCTCGTCTGTAATGTACTGAATTTTAGTCTCTTGCCATTCTACTTGAGCATACTTGAAGATTTTAATGATGACCTGTTTTAGAAACTCAAAGTATTTCTCCTTAGCTATCTTGATTCGTTTCTCGTTGCTGTCTGCGACCTGAGTTTGGCCTGTAGCAGTTTGCAAAGTTTCGCTCTTCTGCATCTTAGAGATATCTGCTAATCCTGAATTAGTTTGAATATCTGACTGATTTTGATTTAACATTGCTTGGATAGCACCATTAGAACTTGGAGGGGTTATATAAGAGGGAACATTATCTCTAAACGTAATGACAGGGTTNTTTCTCTGCATCAACTGTTTGGGATCAGTGCCAGCATCTTTTAAATTGATTGCCAGTTTAGGGAAAGCGTAAACATCCGCATATCTAATTATCTGGCCTATTCTGATACTTTCCTGTCTTTGTTGTTCTCCAAGTAGTTTAGCTAAACCAAAACCAAAGAATTTTTTGGGCAATGAATACCATCTGCCAATAGCACAAGTTGGTTCTTTGATTGGTGATTCGTCAATTTTTAAGATCTTTTTCTTAGTAAAGACCGCATAAATAACTTGCTTAGACTCACCAATATCCTCACTATCTGCCTCTTCTGGCTCTGGTGCTTCTTCACTATTTAGAGAGGCAATATACTCAACGAGTTCCTTCTTTGGTAGAGTTCCAAAGTAGTAGTAAACTCCACATCTAAGTAATTCGCCCTTTAGGCTTTCTTTTTCATTTGTGACATCTTCGGATAAAATAGATTCATCACCCTCGGAATCAACATCAAAGGCTTTTTTAACCTCTGCCTTAGTCATTTTCTTTTTACGAAAGTAGCTTGTTCCTTTAGCATCTGGACTGAACACTGAGTCAGGCATAAACCACTCATTCTCATAGTCAAAAGCTTCTAGAATTGGATCATCATAACTAAATTGTGAATACTCAACACCATCTTCACCCATTTTAGTTTCAACTTCTTTACGATATCCAACGTGACCGGCCGTGAATCCTCCAATACCAAAATATGTAAAGGTATCATCCATGAATTGCTTGAAGTTTGTCTTTTCCTTGAGATATACCCAAGCAGAGGCTACTTTTTGAGCTTTTTCCTCATCTTCTTTGCCCTTCTTAGTGTACATAACATCTGGTGGTTTTTCAAAGAATGAAGATCTATATTTTTCAACATTATCAAAAATAACTTTAGCGGTGTATTGATAGCGTTGATCTCTATCTATAATTTCTTCAACAGATTGGACTTTAGGGGTTTCCCCGTTGTAATCCTCAATCCACCTCTTAAAGTCTTCAATATTTTCTTTAGTAAAGCGTTGAGCTACTTCTAAACGAGCCATTAAAATTTGATGTAGTGATTTTTCAGTCATGTCTTAATTATCTAGTATAAAAAAAAGTAGGTTACTCATTAAACAATAAATAGCTTACTTTAAGATTCTTTAATACTTCTTTAATTCTCTTATGTCTTTTCCAAATAGTCTTTCTGCATAGTCCAGTAGCGATTGCAGTAGCTTGTTGCGAGTTGCCTAAGTCAAACATAAAAGCAATAATAAATTTATCTATTGGATCAGGTATTAAGCCGTAAACGTTGGCATATGCAAATTCAATTATTTTTCTTTCAACGACTGTTGAGTTAGGTGGCATTTGTATAAGCGGTTGGTTGGGCATCGTTTTCCTTTACTATTTCTTTTACTATTTCTTTGGATATTCTTTCCTCTGGTGTAGAAGCAGGAAGGCTCTCTATTGCCTCAATTTCGTCTCTTTTTGCGTCTTTGGCTTCCTGTGCCTTCTTTTCATCCTCTATTTCAGCTAAAAATTTATTTAATCTAATTTTTCCTGAATCATAACCTTTTTGAAAACCCTGAAAGAATCTATTAACAATTGCTTGGTCATAATCAGTCTCTTTTAAGTCGCAACACCAAACATCATCAAAGTAAACCTCACACACGTTTGGCAAGTAACCTCGCTTTTGTCTCCAAACACTCTCATCCTCTTTGAAGTCAAACTGTTCAACGTCTAACTTAATGGTGATTCGTTTTTCTAACTCAATTTCATTGATTCCAAAGTCACCCATATCTTTTTTAATTGCACCGACTACTCGTTTCTTTGCTCCAATATTCATCATCGCCATCCTTTATTTGCTCTAGACTGAGCAAGTCTCTTTTGTAATAATATCTCTCCTGTATTTGGTTTAACCTCCTCTTTGATCTTGTTTGGCATAGTCCAAGATAATGCAGCCATTCTTAGAGCATCATAAAGATCGTCTCCACCCTCACCATCAACTGCATCTAATTTGATTACGTCTTCTGGTTTATTTGGGTTTATTTGTTGCTCAAGCAAACAATCAAAGACTTCTCTAGTATTTCTAAAAAACTTAATTAGTGGCGTTTTGTCACTAGCATAAGCGAATAATTTTCTTAACTCGGCAATTCCTTGAATATGATTTAGTGAGGCATAATTTAGCGTATGTTCACTCTTAGCAAATCCAGCATCCATTAGCTGATCTTCAATCGTACGCCCTCCATCTCTATTAGCAAAAATATCATGACCACAATAGATTTCTACTCTACCCTTACCCTCTAGCATTTGTAGCATCAGTCTGGCCTGCTCATCAGGTTTACAGAAACGCTTGCGGATATGTGAGACTACATAAGATTGCCCGTCAGTAGTTAAAGCACAAAGCACAAAAGCAAACGGGTGATTAAAGCCATAGTCATAACCAGCATAATATCTAGTTGTTTTAGAAAGCTCGAACGGTTCAACGATATGGATTGATTCTCTCAACTCTCCAAACATCTGACCAGCAAATATAGACCAGTCACCATAAAGATAAGCTCGTTTAAGATGTTCTGGTAAGTTCTCAAGTCTTGAAATATAGTCAGGATCAGCATCCAAAATAGCTCTGTTATCCTGTACAAATGCTTGCACAAAGGCATAATCTTCTGGGCGTTCACCTTCTCTGAATTTGCGATCAATAAAAATTCGTTTAACTTGGTTGTGTCCTCTGCCTCCAGGATTACCAGTTAGAAACATTGTAGGCTTTACGTCTTTGTTGGTCGTACGATTAGATGATCTTAAGATTGAGATAGATTCCCAATCATGCTGGGTTATCTCATCTACCGAAATGTCTTCATATTCTCTACCTTGAAAGTTAAAAACATCATCCTCGTTACCTAAGTACGAAAACTCTGTGATAGAACCGTTAGGATAATAGATCGCCTTCTCACCTTTATTGTACCAAGACTTAGTAATTGGATATTCCAAAAAGAATTTACGAATATGATTTGATAAAAGTTCTGGATAAGTTTTGCGAATAATTAGTCCCTTAGTATTAGGGTATTTCATTCTCCTTAGAATTTCTCTTGCTCTGACTAGATGACTCTTGCCTCCACCTTTTGATCCTCCATAGAATGTAATAGGTGTTATTTCGGAAACTCTCAAAGCCTCCCTTTGTTTAGGTTGTAGACTGATCGTCAGCTCCATAGTCTTTTATGCTTATCTTAATTTCTCCAGAGTGTTCATTGTCTATAGATTGCTTAGGCATCCCATCCATGTAGTTCCAAACTAATTTAAGAGCTGTTGGATCACCTTGTTTTGCCTTAGCTAATATAGCAAGTCCTAGTTCATTCTTAATCTCAGAATCACTATTAAACATTTCTTGGAACCACTCAGTGATTGAGTAGCCTTTTTTTGGTCTGCCGTTGGGGTTTGCTTCTGCTCCTCTTTTGGTTAAATTAGCTACTGCATTAGGATTTTTCATTTGCGGTTAATTTGCGGTTATAACAAATAATAGATCCAATATAAACTATTATTATAGGATTTTCAATAAGGTATCTTACATCTGGAGATAGGGTTTACTCTACTCTCTTTTCGTGTTTATTTCGGTGGGGGAGTGGTAAGATCAGGTTTTTTTAATATTTATTTTCAAAGAAGCATTTTTATATCTTGGATGGCCCGTTTGAGCCTGACTTCTTCTTTCTTGCTCTCTTCTTAGACAATAATCGCAGTAGAGTTGCCTTATGTATATAATTCCCTTACCGTGAAGTAGACAGCCACAGCTGGAGCACACCTCGTCTTCTTTTGGAATATCCACTACCTTGACTAAGGTCTTAACTAGTTCGTTGTTGTTTATGTTAGAGATAATGAGTTCTATTTCATCTCCTATTTTTACATTTAGTTTTGATTTAGTTGTTTTTGTTCTGAGGATCATTTCAACCACCTTTCTAAGCCTAAGGCTCTCTGATATTCTAAAACTACTACCACGCTCATAGATAAGAAGAAGAAGATTAAAGCGTATTTAATTATTTTCATTCTTTTTTTTCTTCTTCATTTGTTTTTGGCATATTAGTTCCTTAAAATGGCAAGTCTTCCGACTCTAAATGTCCTAATAATACTTCTTGAAACCAATCGCAATTGCTACACTGCCAATTTCCAACAGCTATTCTGTCTGGGTGTTCATCTCTGTAAAGCAAAGCTCCACATTTTGGGCAAATATCTTCGTCTTTTATTTGTTTCTCTTTATTCTGTGACATTATTTAATCCTTTATTGTTAGTAAGTTGTTTTATACACTCATCACAGACTCCAGCCCACCAGTTAGTTGTTAGCCTTCCGCATCTATTGCAGGTCTTAATTCCTAACAGCCAAAAAATAAATCTTTTCATTTTGAATCCTTAGTTAGTGAGAGGGATTCAATTTGCTTTAAGTAACCTCTTTCATCTCTAAAAAAATTGCCAATCTTAGCTGACCAATCTTTTCCAAGTAGCTCAACAAACTCATCTTTTATTCTATCTGACCCTGCTTTCCCCATTGAATAGTAGGAGTTGTCCCAAAGTTTATATAAAATAATTATTGCACCAGTTAATCGCTCTTTTCCCATAGACTTCTGACCTGCTTCAAATTGTTGTTCTACTAATTCCTTTAATGCTTTCCAAGAAATTCTAACCTCACTAGGAAAAGTGTATCTACTTCCTTCTACTATTCTAAATTGGTCTTTCCAGTCTGTTCTTGTTTCTTTCATAGTTTATTTATATCTTTCTCTTTTAATGGAATGTTATTAAACTTTAATTCTTCATAAAGAAATTCCTGATCTTGGTTTTCTTTATAAGACCAAAGCCTTTTATTGCACTCTATAGTTACAGCCTTTAAAGCATTGAGTATCGTTAGCCAACCGCCTAGATAATCAATGCCTCTACAAGCAAAAACAAATCCAAATGGTTTGCCATTTTCATCTACAAAACTAACCACCTCTTTTTTGTAATCGATGTGGGCAATAATTCTCACCCCCTCTTGGTTGAAAAGTATGGTTTCTGATAATGGTCTTGACTGTAAGATTGGTGTCATTTTTCCTTTGTAATTTTTAAGTTTTCTACCTTTATACCAAACTTATTGGCTATTTCATCAATCGTCAACTCTACCTTTTCTTCTTCTGGTAGTCCTAATTCTTTAACAATACCATATTCAACAACTCCACCCTCTAGCTTGCCACAAGTGATAGTCTTTTCTTCATCACTAATATCTCTCCAAGTGTTAATACCTGCAAAGATTTTAAGTCCAAAAGATAGTTTACCCTTACAGGTGATTGATAAACCTGCTTGTATGCCGTATGAGTCACCAGCTTCAATCCAGTTATTAGCTTTAATCCAGCTACCAGCTTCAATCCAGTCACCAGCTTTAATCCAGCTACCAGCTTTAATCCAGCTACCAGCTTCAATCCAGCTATCAGCTTCAATCCAGCTATCAGCTTTAATCCAGCTACCAGCTTCAATCGAGTCACCAGCTTCAATCGAGTAACCAGCTTCAATCGAGCCACCAGCTTCAATCCAGTTATTAGCTTTAATCCAGCTACCAGCTCCAATCGAGCTACCAGCTTCAATCCAGCTATCAGCTTTAATCCAGCTACCAGCTTTAATCCAGCTATCAGCTTTAATCGAGTCACCAGCTTCAATCGAGCCACCAACTTCAATCGAGCCACCAGCCTTAATCGAGTTGCCAGCTTTAATCAATAAATAGCCAGTTACATCTAATCTGCCTTCAAAGAATAATGAGCATTGAAACTCTAGGTTTCCTTCTACTTTATAACCATAGTCGTCTTTGTGTTTGTCTAAATCTGATTGAGATTTAATAATGTATGTTTGCATATTTGTTTTTCCTTAATAGTTTATAAAAACAGCTTTTTGCCTATAAACTACTTAGCAAAATATTTATAACATTCAGCTGTCACTCCGATCATCGGATCCTTCGCATATTCAAACTCACAATCAGCTCTGTTTTGATAATCTTTTTGTTTATCCATCCCAATATCAAAACCTAAATAAAAACCTATGAACATCCCAATAACCAAAATATGTGTTATAAGTAAGAATTCTTTCATAATTAAGCCTTTCCTAAAATAATTGTTATTGCCAGAATGATTTAATTCCAACAACGTGGCTGCAAGCCCAAGCAGACCAGCCATTTCGGTCATAGATTTGCTTTGCTTTGTCAGTATTAAACTTCCAGTTCATGAGTTGTTCTTCGCTATATCCATGTACACTATTAACCATAAAAATTCCTACATCTTCTGAGCCATCTGAATTCCAATTAGTGGCTTTAGGATCAAAGTTGTGGTTTTCACATTTATTTATAATGGTAATAGCGTTAGCACTTTCATCACCAAACACTTCCACGATATAATTTAAGATCATTTGCTTCTGAGTAAGCTCTTTTACTTCTTCTTTAGCCTGTACTGTCTTTTCTAGTTGAAAAGTTGATTTCAGGGTGTTTAGTGAGCTTCTATTCATCTCTTTAACCCAACCAAATAGCGTGGCGATCAGAATGACCGTAACAAAAAATGAGATTATAGTTATCCAAGCTAGTTTGCTAAAGGTCTTTGGTTTCCTGCGTGTTCTTGCTTTCATATAGTCAAGAGTACCATACTTTCTTAACTCTGCATAGTAGCAGTTTTAAGAAACTCTTTGCCTGCTTCTGTTACCTGCCAATTTCGATCAGTTCTTTTACTTCCTTTACGATTTAAGGCTTTCTTAGGCTTAATCATTCCTACAACGTAAATTGATCTAATTAGTCTGATTACTTTCTTGTAAGACCAATTAAGATGAGTGATTATTTCAGTTTGTGAAGGACATTTATCTTGTTCTTCTGAGTAGTCGTTGATGTATTTAAGTAGTTTTTGTAAGTCTGTCATAATTTTTTTCCTTTTAATTTGAGTGATTTATCTTTTTTGTTAGACGGCACTTCCCATTTAATCTCTATCTCTCCTTTTGTTAAAACTCTCCATGCAGTTTTTAAGCGATTTGTACATTTAATTATGGTTGAGTAAGTTTCGTTTAAATACCAAGTGGTGTCTATATTAGTTAAAAATATAGTATCTTTTGGACAATCTGGATCTTTTATAATTGGTATTCCTCTGTATTCAAGCCTCATATATTTTTACTTTCTCTTTATATTCTTGTAATTCCTCTAATAATTCCTCAAGTTCTCCATATTTCCAGCTCGTATGCTCTATTGCTCGCTTCTCAATATCATCAAACCATTCTTGACCCTTTAACTCTTTCATTTTCGTCTTAAAGGCTTCTGGTGTTCTATGAGCTGAAAACTGATGATTGAATGTGTGATGATGGACACAAAGACAAATCAAATTCGGTAAATACCATCTAACGCCTTTGTAAACTCTAGACTTAAAGTGGTGGGCGTTTAACACTCCATCACTCTTACCACAGATCGTACAAAATCCCTGCATACGACAGATCTTAGCTGATAATGTGTCTAGGTTGTTTTCTAGGATTTTACGAGGCGAGTTCTTCTTCCTAGTCTTTACCTTAGTGCTTTTTAGTTGATCTGATTTTGGATAGCTGATCATTTTTAATAACCTTAAAACCTTCTTTAGTTAGCTTGTCAAAAAAGTATCTAACTGCTCCCTGAAAATCAAAGTATTTAATTCCTGTGACTATCCCAGCGTTCTTTTTGGCTTCTCCGCCAAATATGCCTCTTGCTAAATACTCTCTAGTTGCCATTTTTTCGGCTTCTTTTTGGATATCTGACATTCAATTCCTTTCTATACTAATACTTCTTGTTTGCTCCCTGTTATCGGATTTGTAATTATCATTATTCTGGGTTGTTCTACCAATATATATCTAATCCAGTGTCTACCATTTTTATGCTCTGGTTGCTTTTCAATCCTTGAGTCCATTTTCTCCTCTATAAAATATCTGGTTAGGTTGGTTATGCACTTTCTCATCTCCGTACCTAGACCTAACTCCACAACCTCAATTACTGTTAGTCCCTTAGGGTTTCGTTTAAGAGCTAGATAGATTTGTTTGTTACGACCTTTTAGGTTCATATTTTTTAAGTTTTTCGTATTGTTGTTTGGTTATCTTTTTATGTTCGTGGTCAAAGTATTCGTTTTCTAGTTAAAAGTATTTTCATATTATTAATCATAAAGACCATCTTCAAAACCTATATCATAGGCTGTTTTTATTAATTTCTTTACTTCATTAAAGTTAATAGTCTTTGTATCAAATATTTTACTTAAATGTTTCAGTAGTTCTTCAATTTTTTCATCTCCAGATTTGTTTATTTCACTACATATCTGAAATATTCCATTACAATTATGGACTAACAGATAAGCATCTGACCATTTATCAAACTTTAAACCACAATGGCTGCAAGTAAATTTTTTCATTGTTTCTTAATAGTAATTGGCGGTGTTTTTAGTCCATCACAAACACTTTTAATGTACTTTTTCGCTAATTGTTTGTTTTCACCTTCAACAGTCTTGATAAATTTTGCTAGATCGTCTTTACCAAACGCCTCACCCTCTAAACTAACATCTTCTATTAACTCTCTATTTACCTCAAACCATTCATAAGCACGATCTTTTTCGTTATATTTTTGATAGGCGAGTGATCCTGCTAATTCTTGTCGCTTACCATCAATTTTAATCATTATTTTCTTCATAGATTTAACCTTATTTATTCATAAATAATTTTAACCCCATCAAAAGTTTTCCAAGTTTCACTATATTCTGGGTTAAACTCTCTAATTGCTCTTAGTGGGTGATTTTTTGGTATATAAATCTCATCGGCTTTAACATTTTCTAGCCATACTCTTAGGTCTGTTAGCGTTTGTGCTGCTCCAATTGGTGTCCTTCTATTCATAATTTGATTTTCTTTGTTATGTAATTAAATATAATTGCTTCTTTGTTCCAGTTTCTACCTATCATCTGGTCAATCCATAGTTCTACCTCTCTTAGTTGTTCAGCCTTTCCACTTAAATACTTATTATCAAAGCCTTTTAATTTGTCTTCCTCAAGATACTTATTAATTTCTTTATATTCATCTTGTAGTTTAATTTTAATAAAATCTAAATCTGTCATCCTACCCTTTCATCTTTAATTTAACTTAGTTCTTTGCTCTAAGATTAAAGTTTCTAAACTAGGGAAGTTAGTTTCTAGGTTATGTTTTTCCCCCAAATATCTTATTAAGGTTTCGCTTACTAGCGTTAATTCCTTGGTTGTTAATTGTGTTGTACTCTCCTTGTGTAGCATTGTTTTCATTAGCTGTCTAAAAAGAATTTCCTTTATTGTGATTGCTGTCCAAGGTATCTCTGCTTCTGCTTTCAAGGTTTTAAGCATTGATAGTCCTGCATCGTTCAAACTTTCAGCAAGCAACTCAAACCAAAGGTGTGCTGCTCTTGACTGGCGGTTAGTTCTTTTATTTTCTTTCATTTTCCAAAGCAAAGGCTGTTATCTTCTAATTTATGTGACCAGTAAGGATTGCCTGTCCTTGCACTAATCTTTTGCACCATTTTGACATTATGTTTTTGACAGATTGAAGTCAAACCATCGTCTAACTGCACCTCTTGTTTTTTTTGTGGATTACTTTGTGGGGAACTCTTTGTTTCCCTGTAAGTATTCTGTGCCTGTTCAGCGTCATCATCATTATCACTCATACAAAGGAATGACTTCAAAGAATAGCGTCTAGCATAAGTGATGGCAGATCCTTGTGCTTGTGGGTCATTGCTCTTAGCCTCTCTAATGGTCATTTTTGAGTCAATCTGCCCACCGCTAGTATGAATGAGCGACGTGCATACATAAACCCCGTTTTGATCACTTTGAATTGGTTGTAGCACTAAGAAGTTATGCTTGTTAAGAACCTGTTTACAAGCAAAGATGGTAGCGTTAAGGCTCGTATAGTCACTTTTAAAGAATGGATTTTTTCCATCCTTCTCAACTCCTTCGATCTCCATTTGGGCTTTTAACAGATCTTCGTACATTGAGTTATCTGGCATATTTTTCCTTTAATTTGTTTGCTTGTTTAGTAAGAAAGTCTATTTGTTCTAATGGATTCCCCATGAGATTATCTAGTGTTGATTGCATATCTCTTTCAACTTCTGTACTTGCATCCACCCATGAGTTATCATCTTCTTTATCTACTGAACAATGTTCTCTGCACATTTGGCATATTCCTTCGCCTCTGTGTTCGTTTAAGATGCTTGCTCCACAACAATTTGATATGTTTGACATTAGTAGTTAATTCCTAAAATATCTAATACTTTTGCTATTCCTGTTTCTTGACCTTGATATTGTTCATAAAAAGTCTTTGCAGTCTTAGAGCTGTTCTCCTGATATTGTTTGAAGTAAAAATCCTGCAATCCTTTGATTGTTTCTAGTTGTTTTATTACCTCAATTATTTTTTCTTGTTTTATTTCCATTAGTTGTACTCCTGTATGTTAGACATAATGTCAAAGTATTTGTCTTCTGCCATCATCCTAGCGAATCTGACTGATTCTTGTGAATACTGATATTTATCTATGAAAAGATCTTGCATTAGTTTAGGCATAGCCTTAAACCAGTCATATTGTTTGAGGGTGTTTATGTTTGCTTTCATAGTCTCAAGTATACTACCAATTTGTATTGTGTCAATACCCAATTTACAAGAGGTTATTTGTTCAACCACTTCTCAAATTCCTTCTTGGTTTTTTGTTTGTGCTTGTTTTTGAATTTCTCAGCCCAGGCTTTAGAACAAACTATCAATTGTTTCTTTGATGAAATCATCTTGTGTCTCTCCTTTAACTTTTATTTTATATTGACCAATGAGTCTATTTAATTTTTGTTTTGTTTCAATACCCTCTCGCTTAACCAATTCATTTTCAAAACTATTTTTAGTTGCTTGATATCTGATTCTCAAAAGCCTTAGATTCTCTTCTAGGTCATTTATCCTTGATAAGAGGGTGTCTCTCTGCCTTGGTTTGTATAGAGCTAAGATGCCTAATACACGATCTGGTTGACTCAATGGCTTCAAATATTTTTTGTTTTGTTTCATCTGCGTATGGTTTTTGTGACATTTTCAAAAGTGTCATTAGTAGCTTTTTATTTTCTTCAATTAGAGTCATATTCAGTCATTCCGAAAAAGTTGGCAGATGGTGCAAAATAGAGCTTAAAACCAATATGCACTTTTTCTGTATATCTTGATTTGTCCACATAAATAATAATATTTCTATCGTTTTTATTGGTAACCGTTAATCCACTTTCATCAAGTTCTACTGGCTTATTGATTGAAAGAAAATAATCACATTTTTGAGTAATAGCCTTAGAACCTGAGATATCTGTTCTGCGTAGAATTTTTTTATCTGCGGCTGCACCATTTGGTTGGGTATAAACAAAAAGCCAAGCGTCTTTGTATTTTTTAAGAAGTTTTTGAAAAGCCTTGGCCCATTTTTCAGTGACAGATTGATTCGTTTGATTTGAATTAGCTCCATCCAATTCGTGTAAGTGATCAAAGTGAAAAACCCTATACCCAATTTCATAATAATCGTCAACAAGTTTCTCAAAATTTTCGACAGTTTGATACTTTCCCTCATCTGCAAAGAAGTCGTCAACAACAATTACATCTTGTCTAAGATGTCCTAAGGCTTTTAGTTCATGCGTTCCACTCTCGAACTCCGCTTTAGTGAGATCTGACCATTGTTGCAAAATTCTTTGGCGAATAGTTGGTTCTGGCATTTCAAGAGAAAAATAGACAGACTTAACTCCATTAAAATTGAAGAATACCCTAGAAAGCCACAATGCAAACCAAGATTTTCCAGCACCAGGATTTCCAACAATTACATAATACCCAGTAGGAAAACCGAAGTCGTTGTCCATGTCTGGTATACCAGTGTTTAACTCACTTCGTTTTTCAATTAGCAAGAGTTCTTTATCTGGCTTGGCTGAATATAATTTATCTGAGAGCCGCTTCTCTAAGTGCATAAGCTTTCCTTTCTAGTTCTTCTTGATACTTTTTAATTTCCTCTGGTGTTTGTTTGCACTCGATAAGTGTTACACCTTCGTTCTTAAGATAGTACTCTTCAAGTGTCGGTGGTTTTTTATTCTCCCCCTTAGCAGTTAGGGTTGCTACACTATGCCATCTGGTTGCGTTGTTTATCCAAGTGTTTAGTTTCGATTTAACATTGCTTATCTCAATATTTTTTTCACTACTCTTTGAGAGCATATCCCTTATGCACCAAATAACGTCTTTTGGTCTAATGTCAAACTCTTTTGCTATATCCACAATCTTTTGATTGCTTTCTTTTAGGTTTCCAAAATAAGAAAAAATTAAACTCTCGTTAGAGGTATATATATTCTTTTCTTTCTTTTCTTTATTGTTAGTGTCCTGTCTGTTGCCCGTCTGTTGTACTGTCTGTTGTACTGTCTGTTGCCCGAATGACTGCTTAATATCATAGTTTTTGATTGACATAACGGTACTAATTCTGTTGTCCGTTTTAATGTCTATACGACCGTCCGTTTTTAGCTCATTTATAAAACGGTCTATTTTACCTCTGGACCAACCCCATCGTTTTGCTAACTTAAGTTTTGACCAACCGACATCACCACGTTCTAAAAAAACCCTATTACCACGTACCATTAAAAAACCTGGTTGATATTTAGCTAATCCAACCAAATCAATCCAAGCTTGACCTCTCGTGAATGTTTCAGATAACCACAAGTCATGACTAAGAAATTCTCTGTCTACAGTAAATTTACCATTCATATATGCCTTAATAAAATAGCCGACTTGCTTGCACAACGACGTAGAAAGCAAATCGGCTAAATTAAAAGCTCTTAATTTATCTATTTTGTCTAAAAATGATTTGTCGTTGTGTCTCTGTCATCTTGTTTGGACTGCCTTAATTAGTCTTAAACTATATCCAGAATAGTACTTTTGAAATGAAATGCAACTACATCTTTCTAGCACTTCTTCCCTTAGTTCAGATAGTTTTTTTATCTATTAGAGTCATATAATTTAGCGATCTCTTTATCTTCTATAAACCAGTCACGACCAAGTTTTGTAGCCTTTAGAGTTCCCCTCGCTATTCTTTGGCGTAGGTTATCTGCTTTAATGCCTGTTATTTGTTCTGCTTGTTTAAGGGTTTTCATGTCTGAAATATTCGTTTATCCACAGTTCAAGTTCTAGTAATTTTTGATGTATCAAAACCTGATAGTGAATAAGGTTTATACTATCTAGCTCATAAGCCTTTAATTGTGTTATTAAATCAAGCATTGAGTCTTTAGTTGTTTTTGATTTCATACTGTTTAAGTTGTTCTATTGCATTTTTTAGTATATTATTTTGTTCGTTATGTAAAATTGGTCTAACTCCAATATATTCTTCTTCTCCAAGCTCTATCATTTCTTCTATAATCTGAATGCATTTTTGTTTTCCTCTATTTTCAGCCTTAGCCATTTCTGTTTTAAACTCTCTTGTTAAGTATTTAGGAAAATCAACATTTATCTGTAATCTTGGAATGTCATCCTCTAAAAGTTTTGGAAGAAATCCAATAGTTTGACTTTTCAAATACATTGTTTGATCACCTATCTTTGTAAAAATATCGAAGATGATACTACATCCATCTGCTGAGAATCTATCTTTCATTTTTTTCCTTAAATAATTGATAAAAAGTTATTAAAGCTAAAGTTGTTCCAAGTAGCCACTTGTCTATACAAAATGCTGTTGTCATTGCCAAAAAATACATTTGTGAGTTTTTCATTTTGCCTCATTTAAAATAATATTTTTAATTTTCACGCCTCTGTTATTGCATGTAGTTATTTTATATTTTGGAAGTCCATAAAATTCTTGCACTTCTACTGGTTTTATATATTCAATTTTTGTTTTTATCTTTTTACCACAACGAAAACAGTGTCCAGGAAAAGGATAATCATCTAAGCTAAATACATTCCATTGATTGCCAATTAGTAATATTTCTTGTTTTTTATGACCAAATAATAAACAAATAATGTTCATAAATATTCCTCTACTTTATTTATCGCCTGTCTCATGCCTTCTAGTCTTTCTAAAAACTTAATACGATCTTCTGGGTGTATACCATCTTCTTCGCTTAGATCTTTTAAAAGATGGAAATAATAATCAAGTGCTCCTACTATGAATAATAAAGTATCTCTATCTAGTTTGTCTGAAGATATCATCTTATCTCCTGTTTTAATTTTGTAATCACTTCTGCTAATACTTGGTAAGTTGGATCTTCTGAAATCTCTTTATAATCTGAGTATGTTTTTCTTGAATCGGTCATAACTTATACTTTATAAGTATTGATTTAAGTTTCTTTTTAGACTCTTTTTCCATTAAAGTTGATTTTCTGTTTTTCATAAAGTAACCATAAGGATCATTTGTTCCATAAGACTTAGAAGCTCCGATAATGTCACAAGCCATTTCTAAAATATATTTATCTGGGATTTTACAAAGCAACTGTTTTCCCTCTCTCCAGTCCACCCAATATTCCCAATGATGTTTGTTATGTCCTTTGTGGTGTAGCCAAGCCTCTGAGTAACCTTTATCGGCTTTTTCTAGTCCGATTGGAGTTTGCTTGCCATTCCAATATTTAGCACTATTTAGGAATTCAGTGGTAGAATATTTGCTCCAGTCGTGCATAAATCCCTGCCAATATAAGCCTCTCTTGAAACATTCAACACCAACAAAAAACTTATGTTTAGTAATGGTCATAAAATGACCTAGATATTTATTCATAATTTATCTTTCTTTGTTAGTTATTAAGTCCATGATCCATTTATAACTTTTCCATCTTTTTTCCACTCATATTTTAAGTCATCTCCAGTAAGCATTTTTCCTCTAACATACTCAGAATATTCAATAGCTTCCTCTAAAGTCATATTTTTCTTTGTAAAATCTTCTTTGTCATTTGGTGACATATATTTCCTTTCTTTTTTTGAGTAAGTCTTTTTTCATTTTAAGTGGGGGTTATTTGAGGTAAAAAGGCTATAAATTGAAAGTATGCAAAAAAAAGTAAATGGTTAGAAATAACCCTCTTTGATTATAAAACTTTAATGCTTAAAGTAAACTATATCAAAAGTTCCCTTATCTCGCTATTTACCGTCAGGCTTGTAGAAAAATAAGGGAGCTAATGAAAAAAGATCAATACAAACCTCTGTTGGAAATTTATATTGCTCAAAGTATAGACCTATGAGCTGATTAACTGTCAATTGGGAGTTCTAGCTAATATCAGGTTGATAGAGAACAGAGTCAAATTCTTTTCATTGTAATCACCAGCTTCTACCTTTTTTTTTGACTACTTGTGCAGCTCGATGCTTTTCAAAATCAGCGTCAGTTAATCCCAAGAATATTTTTGCAACAAAAATAAAATCTTCTTCTTCATAGGTTTGGTGGATGTAGTCGTGATCTTCTTGTTCTAGTGAAATAGCGTTTGCATCGGACTTTATTATTTGCGGATTTATATGATATTTTCTTGCTACACTTTTTGCCAAAATATGATGGGTACTATCTGGATTAATTCCACTCTCACGAGCCTCTCTCATAGCTCGTTCTCGGACTTCTTTGGGTAAGTTATATTCTTTACTCATAGACAAGCGATCAAAAACATAACTAATATTATTTCTATTAAATTTAGTATTAAAAAATGCCTCGTTCCCGAAGCCTTTTTGTTTTTATTCTTTTCCCGCTAAATATTTTCTACCAGTATTGATAAGGATCATTAAAACAACGGCTACAAGCTCACCATATTGCCCAAAATCGACATTAGGGATCAGTTCTGCTGAGTAGGTAAGTATTGCCCCGCAACCCGCAATTGCAGCACCTGAGCCGATCTTTTGTAAGTCCTTTTTATTAAGGGTATATTTCTTTGACATTTAACCTTTCTTAAAGATTTTTATAATAGCGTCAACAAAAGTTTTCCATGAATCTATTTTTATCACCTCTTCTTGGTTGTCTTCAAACTGAGTTTGTACATTAGTTAAACGTTTTCTAAATACTTCAATTTCAGCTTGATGTTTTTTTTCCATTTCTAGAAATTCATTTTGTAATCTCTCTAGTTCATCCTTAAGGCCTTTGTTTTCTCTTTCTAGTTCTGCTTGTTTTTTAGCACTCTCTGCTTCCATTTGCTTAATCTGTGCTTGTAAAAGAGACTCTTGGCTGATTAAACGCTGTGTAGTTTCAATAATATTGTTTTCATCAGCAGTAGACATTATAATTGCAGCAACCTTATCAATAAAGTTTTGCCTTTCAGTTTTAAGATCATCTCTTGACTTAGTGACACCAGATATTTCTGCTCGGATCTCTAAAAGTTCATTTTTAAGCAATTGATTGATTTCTAGTGATGATTGAAGTAAATCCCAATTACGATTTCTTTCATCTCTTTCCATTTGCCATTCTTCTTGAGTGTATGTTTTTTCCATAGTTCCTGTGGTAGTTTGTAATGCTCTCATCCAGCCAATGACTTTTGGTCTAAGGTAAGTATGAGATTGGATATGACAAGCCGTGTTTGTCGGATAATTTTGATCGAAAGAATTGAATTTATTTGCGTCCCCATCTACAAAGATGGCAATATGACCCACATTATCAGCAGATGACCAAACAACTAAATCTCCTTCTTGTGGGACACCATCTGGAGTATTTTTAATATACTTGAAGTTAGAACCACATTTCTTAGGGAAATCTTGAGCGTTAGTACCAATGATCGCTGGAAGCCCTAAGCATTCTACGATGTATTGATTACAAACATCAACACATTGATTTAATGCTCCAGAAATATAAGAATGATATTCTACCTTTTTACCATTATATTTTTTAATGAAATCCTTTAAAGATAACATATTTTTATACTATCACTTTCTTTTTTTTATACAATCTATCAAACTATTTAATATTGATAAGTGTCTCAAGAGTATTCACCTTGAGGCTTAGTTGTTTGTTTTCGTTTTGGTTGTCTTTAAGCAAAGTAATAATTTCTGTCTGTTGAGTTTGGATTGTGTCCAATTTCTGCTCTAAAAGAGCAATGCGTGTTATTGTAGCTCCAAAGGTTAAGGCAATAGAAACTGCCATAGCTATTAGTGGTATCCAATTGTTTAATGATAAAAAACTTATAAATTTTTCAGATTTTTCTTCCATAATTCTCCTCTTTTTTTATTCGCTTCATAACTCCCCCCATTCATCGAATCTAGTTTGCACTGCACTCATTGATGCCTCTATTATTCTAAATTTTGTTCCTAAGCTGTCTATTTTTTGATTAAGCATCTGGATAGAAAAAAGTATATTAGCCAAAGACCACGCTAAAAGTAGAATTGTTATTAAAACGATTGTTAACGTATATTTTTGCATATTTAATTCATTACACTATTATCTCTCCATCAATGATAAGCGATGGATTTTTCAAGTTTGCTAGATGTCCGATATGACTACCCTTTGTTTCATCAAGTACGGCATCTGCATTTTCTTCTGCTGTTGGAATTGCATCCACACTTACTTGTGTAGCAAGTCCTGATACATCGGCCTTATATTGATTTGGATTGTCTAGGTCTGTTTGAATAGCAGTTAACTCACTGTCATATTCACCAGCAGGTGCAAGGCCTGACTGTATAGCTGATACTCCACCACTTGTTAATTCTCTAGTGGTGTAAGTCCACACCTCCGCAGCTGTTGCACCACCACCTCCGCCTGTTTCAATACCTATTGCTAAAGCAGAGTTTCTAATCAGTAAAGTCGTGGTATTCCCAGCTATCATTTCCATAACTGTTGCCAGCGGATTATCACCGTAGAATGAACCTGTTACTTGTATTGTTACAGGATCAACATCGGGTGGAACTCCCTTCCAAGTATCATTCATCATGAAAATGTAGTTTCCAACATAAGAGCCACCTCCAATATCATCGCCACCAGTGTTTCTAAACGCAGGAAAATATTTTAGGTTGTTCCCAGTCAATGCCCAGTCAAACCATTCATCATACATTTCCTCTTGTGTGAAGTTGAAGAAACCTCCCGATACTTCACTAGCCTTTCCATATATTCTGTGAGCTGTACCATACAAAGAGCCGTCGCCGTCAATCTCAAACTTACTTGTCGTAGCTGTGGCGTAAATTAAGTCCTCTGTTTGAGTGATTGGGATTGAAGCATTAGAGTCCCCAAGTGTATAGCTTTCAATTTTAAGATATTTATAACCAGGAGCTAATATTGCAATATCAATATCAAGCCCGACCAAAGTATCTGGGTATAAGACGAATGTGCTAGTGCCAACTACTGATTTAACAGCTGCTAAAAGTGTTTCTGTTCCTGCTGCGAGAAACGCTACCCTTGAGCCTGTCTGTAACCCTGTTAGTGTTAAAGTGTAAGTATCTAGTGGGTAATTCGTGTATTGAGCAGTGGAGTCAGTCACCATTGAGAAGTAAAGCGAGTTTATATAATTCGTCCCTGCGGTTGCACAAGTAATTTGGATTTTTAACTTGAAGCCGTCTGTCTCGTTGATTGTTTCAGCAGATAAGTTAGCACTAGTTGCGTTTTTCCAAGTTCCACCATATCCGTTGCCATCGTTGATGTCTATTTGATATTTAACCGCTAGATTAGTAGCGCTTGAACCAGCTTTAACAACATCAGAAGCGGCAAAAGCTGTATAACCTAAAACATAATAGGGGAACTCATATTCAATTACATCATTTAAGTTATAGAGATAAAGTTGACCAGCCGAGGAAAACCCCGAAGCTCCTGTTAAACCTGTCTTATCTACATAAGAAGCGTAAGTTGCCGTTTCTTCATTAAAAGTTAGCCCTACTCTCCCTGTCGTAGCTGCGGTAAAAATGTTGTAAAAAATAGTTCCATAAACCGAAGTAAATGCGGTATCGGCAGCCGCACAATTTAATCCTTTTGCCAAACCATCAAGACAATCAAAAACAGTGTTGGTGTCAGCATAAGCACTAGCACAATTCTCAATAACAACTCCCTTGGATGAGTTTAGTGATGTGTAAAAAGTCGTTGCTACATCATCAAAATAAACTCTTTTAATCTCTACGCCGATATTATTTCCAGCATCATTTACGGCATAAAGTATTCTGTTTGTTGTCCCTCCAACAATAGGCACGGCTGAGGTTCCGCAGGTATGCCAGCGAGTGTTGGTTGCTCCAGAGAGATAGAGAAAAGCGGTATCTATGTGTATATTGGATATACCACTCCACCAATTACCACCTTTTATCTCGGCATCAACACAACCTGCACCAATCATAACCACCCCAGCAGGAGGAGTCGTTGCACTTGATGTTGTATGGAAACTATCAGCATATATCGGGTCTTCTACATAAGGATTAGTAACCGCTGCGTAAGCTAATGCTCCACCAACCATAGTCGGACGAATAAATTTTATATTATCCGAATAAGCAGCATAAACTGAATAAGACGCTGCGTTGGTTCTAAAAATCCTATTTTGAAAATGGCAATCAGTAAAGGTGAGGTCTTTACAGTATGAGATATAAGTCCCTAAGTCGCTTGAACCCATTGTTCCTGTTCTACCCCATTTACACTTGGTCGCAGTTCCACCTGCAAGGTTAGAGGTAATCGTGACATTGTTTATGTCTGTATTAAGGTAATTTCCTGTATGAAACTCCTCTAACGTAAAAGAGGTTGCGCATTCGGTTAGATTGACATTATCCACAACCGCAGTGTTCTTGATGGTGACAGAATACGGCTGATTGATATTAAAATACCAAGTAGATAAGCATCCTTGAATGTCTATGTTCCCTGCACTTGTTACTGTAAACTCTGGTCTTGAGGTAATTGTTGCGTGAGGAAGTGAGTTTACTGCTCTTGAAGCAGTGGCACAAGACATCATTAAGACATTTGGAATACGAACCTTACAGCCACTTGCAGGAATGTACCCATAAGCACCCGATGAATTAGCTCCTATTCTTACTGCTCCACCGTCTTGCATTTCTACAAACTTACTTCTTGCGTCAGTTCCTTTAGCGGTTGAATACCAGCCAGAAGCAAGCGAAGCACTGTATCTTTGAGCAGGCCAAAACTCGTAAAGATTAGTTCCTACACCTGTTTCAATCCAAACTCCAGCATACATCGTATTAGCACCACCACCACAAGTAGGTAGTTGAATGATTTGAGAAGAACCAGTTGTGTTGGCTAAATAAAACCAATCACTTCTAACAGTAAACTTTTGCGCTCGAGCTATCGTGATATTGGCAGCATCATCTAAAACAACTTCAATCCAACCAGTTACATCTACTCCATTAGTAGTGGCAGTAGCCATTCCTAGTGTCAAACTTTCCGAAGCGTTATAAGCAGTTGAGGCACTCTTCAACTTGATAAACCCAGAGGCAGGCATGGCTCCACCAACTGATGAGGGAGCAGCGTTTAAGGCAGTATATAAGCCAAGAAGTTTGCCAGTTGCACCGCTTGTAAAGCCTACTACATTGGTGTCATACGCAGGAACAAGACCCATCCCAGAAGTAAACGGAAGCCAACGAACATTTCTACCATCAACCAAACACTCCCCACCTGTCGTATCAGTCATCGTAAAAGAACCTAGTGAACCAGTACCAGAGGCAGGAGCGTTCTTGTGATAGCGAGTATCAGTATTGATGGTTAAAACAGCACCTGAAGTGATAGTCATCGCCTCACCGGCTGTTCTGGCTGAATTGTCCAAATCTTGTGCTGTCGAGATTGTTGCCATATTATATTAAACTCCAATTTGATACTTGTATAATATCCCCGCCTGAGTTCATAGATAATGTTTTTAGATAACTTGCAGCTCCGATTGTTTTAGTTATCGTTTTAGTTGAAGAAACAACTGCATCAGCGTTTGAAATTACTAAGGACGCATTATTATTTAATGGATCTGTGGGTATTGTCTCTTTAATTTTAGTTACTTGGTCACCGTTGGTTTGATTAGCAGAGGTAGAAGCTCCTACAGGAAAGATACTATTGAGATCTGACCCGTCAGGATTGACTACTATTTGTCCGTGTACTCCAGCTTTAGAGGTTGATTCGATTGCGTCTGCCAATTTGTTCCTTTTTAATTAAATGATCCTGCTTTTAATCTAAATGTTCTTCCATAATTTGATTTATTGCTAAACACATTTTTAGGAGGTGAATACTTGATTTCCTTGGTCAAAGCTTGCCTTTTTGGAGCAACTGGTGGTAAGATTGGACTATATGGAATTAATTCTTGGTTTACTTGCGGGACTGTTTGTGGGAACTGTGATTGCATTTGGTCGCTGGTTTGATTAAGCATTCTTGCTTGTCTTAAAGTAGGATATATTGCTTGAGTTGATTTTGATACAGTTCTTCCAGCAGTTCCTAAGTTTCTAGCAAATGACTGTCCACCTCTTGATACTGTTTTTATTCCAGCGGGTGAAGTTAAAGCATTTTTAGCTAAATTTGCACCAACTGCACCAACAGCTGCACCATAAGGACCAAACAAAGCACCTGCTCCAGCTCCGATACCTGTTACTGCTGTTCCTGATAATGTTATTGGGTTTCTAGCTTCTGCTCTTGATTGATATCCGCTAAATGCTTTCATTAAAGGACCTTCTTTGCCTGGACTATCGAAGCCAATAGCCTGCATCTTTTTACCGAGTCCAGTTAATCTTGGGTCTGCCCCCCTGAGTCCTGATCTAAGTCCAGAAACCATTGCTTGCTTTGCTTGCATTTCTCCTGGTCTAAGTGTTACGCCTCTACTTGCAGCGTCTGATGTAACAGAATCAAGGCTTCTTCTCATTCTTAGAGCCTCATCCCCTCTTATAACACCGCCAACCGCTTTAGAAGCCATATTTTGTCTTTGTCTGGTTAATTCTCCAAGCTGTATCTTAAAAGACTTTTCGTTAGGAAAATCTTTTATTGCTTGTTTTGTGCTTTCAATAAGTTTATCTAGAGGCTCAGTGATATCAATGGCTTTGACAGCTAGGTTTGGATTGTTTGCAATTTTGTCAAACTGACTAGATAATTCACTTGAGTATCTTGAAAGATCATCAGCTGATCTACCATATAAATTGCCCTCAGAAATCAAATCAGCAGCAGTCATTTTAGTTCTATAAGATTTTCCAGTAACGGGATTTATTCTAGTAGTGTTGGTTCTTCCCAAAATTCTATTTGCTTCTCTAATTTGAGCTGGATTGCCAATTCCAGCGGTTGCATATCCTCTTGACCATTCATCAAGACCACTTATACCTTTTTTAGCAACTGAAGACGCTCCTCTACCAATAGCAGATAATGGATCAATTTTCCCAGCGACCTGAATTGCTTTGTTTCCAATGTTTGAAAGTCCAGCAGCTTTAGTTAGTCCACCAACTCCTTTAGCAGCAGCTCCAACACCGCTGAAAACAGCAGCTACATCGGCAGCCACTCCAACTGGATCGTTATAAAAAGAGTTCCAAGCCTTGTCTAAACTTCCATATCTATCTACGTAAAATCTACCTACATTCCTAGCAAGTTCTTCGTTCCCCTGTTCTCCAGGTATCATGAGCTGAACAAGTCCAGAACCTAGACCAAGAATGCTTTTAGCTGTTTGTACTGGACTCAATACTGCTTTTGCTGTATCACCAATGAATTTTGCTCCAGAAGTTAAGACATTGCTGGCGAAGTTTTTTTGTGATTGCCCGCCATACTTTTGTTCATATTCTTGTCGAGTCATTTCAACTGGTCGATTTGTTTGTACGCTAGGAGATGCACCGTATTTTTGTTGGTATTGTTGACGAGTCATTTTAATCATATTAGTCCACAATTATTATTTGCTGTCCATCTGGAGCAGTTATAATGCTTCCTTGTTGCCCTGGCTGTGGAATGCTTACTCCACCATTTCTTTCAAGTATTCCTCTAACTTTGTTCATTTCTGCTTTAAAGTCTGCAGGGCTCATGCCACTGTCAAGGGCGGTAACAGCACTTGCAAGCATTTTTTGCTCTCCCTCAGTAATTTGTCCCTGACCTTTTAACTGTCCACGAGAAGCTAAAGTCAATTGATCTTTAATTTGTTGAATCAATCTAGAAGTTCCATAAGCATTTGTTCCTGGGATTTTAGGTAGTGCACCTGCTATTCCAAGATTATAGGTCAAATCTCTAGTACTAACCTGATCTATTAAATTGATAGTATCTTTAACAGCGGACTGTTGTGAGTTGTTAACATTTGTTGATGCTAATGCAGCAGTATAAGCAGCAGAACCCTTTGGATTATTATATATAAATTCCATATCTGCATCAGTAGCTGGCTTACCAGTATTCTTAAATTGTCTTGATAAATTAGCTGTGCTTGTTCTAGCCATCTCATTCTCTAGTTTTTGTTGTTCTAATCCAAATTGATATTTCATCTGAGCTACTGAGTCTTCAATATCGTAGATATATTGCTGAGATTGGTTAAAAGCGGCTGTAAGCTCTCTAGCTTGCTGTAAATCGTTGTTTGCCATAGCATACTGAATACTACGAGCCAATTCGTTTATTTTGGTTTCTTCTTGGGTTATGGTGGCTCTAGCACTTCTTTCTGCTGCTCCGACTGCTGCATCAATTTCACTTAGTTTATCTGCCTGAGCTTTTAAGTTCTGCTGAGTGTAGCGATTAAATTCACTATCTGCATTTTCGGTAGCCTGGGCGAATGATCCTTCACCTCTTGAGTCTAGAGTATTCAAGTTGGCGAATGTTCTAGCAGTTTGACCTTGAGTCTCTCTACGAGTTTGTGCTGCACCTCTTTGTGCTTCTCCATAGTAGTCACGAGCCTGGCCTTTTTGTCTTTCACCACCTGCGAGAAGATCGGCAATTGTAGCCTCTGTGTTAGCTTTAAACTCACCAAATTGTTTTTGAGCTGCTGGGAGTTGTTCTTGAAGCTGTTGATTAGCTAATCCGTACTGTTGTTTAATATAGTCTTCGTTTTGTTTTCTTTGTTGTTCTGCTAGAGTTTGTTTTTTTAAAGCTGCACCAGTCCCATAACTTAACCAATTGGTAGAAGCATCTGGATGCGGAATAGTTTTTTGAAATTCTGTTTCTGGTTTTGGTTTAGGTACGCTGTAAGTAGGACCTTGAACCTTTGGAGTTTGACCAGTTACCGCACCACCTGTGATTTTGTTGATGTATCCTTGGGTGGTTTGAGTTGGATCTAATTTTTGTACAGTTGGTTTAGCAGCAAAACTGTATGTCGATGAAGTTCTAGCCTTAGGCTTATTAGACGAATTAGTCAACTGGTTGGTGTATCCTTGAGTGGTGAGAGTAGGATCTAATTTTTTAACTGGTTTTTTAATTGAAAAAACATTTAGCATATTATCTCCTAAATACATTCTTAATTGCACTTGTTACTTTACTAAATACATTGCTCTTTGGTTTGCTTTGAGGTGCTGGAGCTTTACTCATTTGAGGTCTGTAGTTAGCAGCTCTAGAGTCTGTAGCACTGCTCATTTGCAATTTAGCTGGAGAAGAAACTTTAGGAGCCCTGCTCATTTGAGGTCTATAATTAGCTGCTTTTGGATTACTGGCACTACTCATCTGTAATTTAGCAGGTGAAGAAGAAGCCTTTGGAGCTTTACTCATTTGGGGTTGGTAGTTTGCAGCTCTTGGATTGCTAGCACTACTCATTTGTAACTTAGCTGGAGAGGCAAACGATTTTCGAAGTGAAGCACTCGCCATACTTGTTTTTGGAGCATTCAAAGAGAAATTAGCACTTGGCATTACTGGACTGCTAGCTTTTGAGCCACTTGAAGCAAAGATGTTCCTATTTGCAGAAGTTGGCAATGGAGTAAAAATACTCTGTTGCCCCTTTGTAGAGGATCTAATTTGATCAAAATAGCTATTCAAGGAGTTGTTGTATTCATCGACCTGTCTATTATAAGCATCAATAGACCCTGAATCATATTCATCAGAGTAGCCCATTTTAGACATTGGTTGATATTTAGTCTTTTCAAAATCCACGTACTTTTCAGTCGCAGCTCCTAGGTCCTTAGAACCTCCAAAAACTGATGAGATGTTTCCTAGATCTTTGTAAAAATCTTCATTAAATAAATCTAGAGTTAAAGCACCACCAGCCAAATCTTTAGCGTTAGGCTTTAAGAACTGTTTATACATCTCACCACCACCGAGCTTGAAAAATGGGTCAGAAACGTCATTTCTAGCCAAATCAGACATAGATGGAGCAGCATCCATTAAAGACGAAAATTGACCTGCTCGTGTTTGTTGCCCCGTACCTGAAACATCACCAACAGCACGTTTTGAAATAGAAGGCTGTGGCCTAAATACGTTCTCAAGACCTGAAACACCTGCTTGACTAAGAGCTTTTATACCTTCTCCTGCTTTAGCAGAGGCGTAACCGCCAATACTATCTGCTGCACCCTTTAAGTTCTTGCCTAAAGATTCAATAAATGGTTTTTGAGAACCGTCATCTGCATAAGCAGGTTTGACCACTTCGTTGGCGATCTCTCCAGGTAATCTGGAAAGTCTAGCTCCAACTCTATTTACAGTGTCTAAAAAGTTTGTTTTAGCACCTTTGAAGTCTCCTCTGGATAACTCGGACAATCCAGTATCAATTCTTGGAGTTAGATTTGCTTTTTCAATGTTATAGCTTAAAGCCTGTCCTGGGGTAACTTGGCCGCTAGCAACTTCACCAGCAAACATTTCTGGTAGTCCAGCTTTTGCACCTAGTTCGTTAATATTCTGACCAAGTTCTTGTCTTTCAGGACTCATTGGTTTGACAGATTCTTTAGCTGTACTAAATACGTTCCCTATGTTTTGACCTGCTTCTTGGCCAGCCTGTTTAATTGTTTGAAAAGGTTTATATTCTTGCTGAATGCCACTATCTTGCTGTACTGGTTTACTTATTTGCTCTTGTGATTGCTGTGTCTGACCTTCTGGTTGAAATGATCTATCTAGCGTTCCTGGAGCTGGTTGCCCTGGCAGTGGAGTACGAGTTCCCTGTGGGTTGGTGAATCCTGAGAAAGAGGTAGGATTGCTGATTTGACCACTTTGATCGTAGTATTCAAGATCAAGATGCTCACCTTGAGTGTTTCCAGTTGTTCCTGGGATACCAAAAGTCTCACCTGGATCAATTACATCACCTGGTTCAACATCTATCATTTGACTCATGTGAGAGAAACGAAGCATTTCGCCTGTTGCGAGTCTAACGAGGATAGAATTTCCATAACCTTGATGACCTGATCTATCTCCAAATTGAGTGCCATCATCATAAAGAACCTGTACAACTTCTGCACCTACTGGAAGTTTTAATTCCCTTTGTCCTTCTGCCAAATCTTTGGTTCGGATATCTGTTCCATAGTTTACATTGCCTGGGGTTGGTTCAATTGGATTTATGTTTCCGTAAGGCTGAGTGATTGTTCTATCTTGACCGAAAATGCCTGAAATAAGCCCTTGAATGCCTCCCTGTGTATCTGGTTGACCTTCTCCATATTGATAGTTTCCATAGCGAGCTGTTCCATCTGAGTAACGAATACGTTCACGATCACCTGCGAGTGAAGCAATACCCTCTGGAGCAGTTTGTCTTAAACTTCCATCTGAGTAGCGAACACCACCACTAACATCTGAGGCAATGGCATAAGCGTTTGGATCACCTTGACGAATAGTCCCATCATCGTAGACGATCGTTCCATCTCCAAGCATTGTGCCACCATCTGCGGTAGTCATTACGCCCTCTAGTTGAGGATCTCCAAAGCTAGGTTGATTTTCTGGAGCGTTATATGCTTGTTCAAACTGAGTTAAAAAGTCCTCAATTGTTATAGGTTCTTCTGTAAATTCTGGCACATCAACTTGGTTAGGTTCAGGGTAAACTTCTGGAGCTTTTCTCTGTACAGGAGTAGGCTGAGTCATTCCATTGCCGTATTGCATGGTCGATGGAGTTTCGCTAAGTCCTGTTGGGTTAGCTACTTTTCCAGGTAAATACATTGGAATATTCGAGGAGGTGTCTTGACCGACAAAAAGACCTGTGCCTGTATTTCTCTTTAAGAGATCTTCAAGCTGTT